AGGAAAGTGAGTGATGGGTAAAATACAAGAATGGTACGATTCGTGGTTGCTTGAGCAAGCTAAACAAGCTGTAGCTGACAAACGGTTTAATCCGAAACCACCTAAATATATTTTTCCAAACGAAATTGTTAATGCATTGCGTGAACAAGCGCAAAGTTGTGAAGATTGTGAACGCGACCCTATTACAGGTATTTCTCCTTGGCCAAAGGAAACCACTTTGGAATGGCAAGCCGCTGATTTAATTGATGAACGCTTTGAAGAAATACGTCATTATGAAAAGTTGCGCGAAGACATGAGAGAGCTTTGGATACACATGCGTGAATTGCTTGGGGGCGATGATGACGAAACGATGGCCTGATTATTGGGATTTATGCTTTGAGTGCAGGTATGCAAAATTGGATCACGTTGCAGAATTTATTCATGACATGATGGATAGATTGGCTGAAAACCAATTGCGGATAAATGATCTGGAATGGTCTTTGACGGAAATATCCCAAGCTCAATATAATGCAGACAGCAAAGACATTGCAAATGCGGCACTGGAGTCCCGATCTGCAAGGTTCAAAACGAAAGTTAAGTTAAAGGCAATAAAATGAAAACTCAACTTGTTGGTTTAGAAGCTATAATGACGTTAAATGACCTTATTATGGAGTATTTGGACGAATTTAACATGCACCCTAAGTTTGATGTTCCCAGTGTTTATCAAACGCAAGCACAAAGGGCGGCTCAGGCTATGATTGAAGCCTCTGGCGTGGATGAGCCAGATTATGATAAAGTTGTATTGGCTGTAAACAGAACTGTTTCAATTATGCGCGATATAGAGCAAGATCTCGTATCTCATGATTTAGGCAAATATATAGGACGCCGAAAAACAGTAGAACAGATTAAATCTATTATGCACATTAGCCGGGCATATCCAGACAATGCAATTAAACGGTTAAAAGAATTACGATCTAAAGTGACAAAGAAGGCAGCATGAAATTTGACCTTGAAAAGATGACAGAAGGTCAACGGCGGGAGGTATACCGCCAGTTGAAGGCTGCTAACTATGAAGAAAGTTTATATAATTTCACGCAAAGGGCATGGCGTGAAATTGACTCCGCCCCGTTTGCTGAAGGCGGCTTTGCATTACAAGCTATTTGCGAACATTTACAGGCATGCGCTGATGGATATATTAGGAATTTAATCATTAACGTGCCGCCTAGATTCTCAAAGTCAACCATTACTGGGACTATGTTCCCAGCATGGGTATGGGCTCAAAGCGTTTCCTCGCCAACGTCTGGCCCCGGCATGCAGTTTTTGAACTCGTCCTATGCCATGAATCTTTCTGTGCAAGATTCGGTTAAATGCCGCCGTTTAATTGAAAGCAAATGGTACCAGACTCTTTGGGGTGACAGATTTAAATTGGTGGGCGACCAGAACACTAAAACGCGATTCCAGAATGATAAGAACGGCATCCGCAATACGGTATCGGTTGGATCTGCCACAACGGGTTTGGGGGGTAATTATTTGATTGCCGACGATCCAAATAATGCGCAAGAAGCTAATAGTGACGCTATTGTTGCGTCAACCATTGAGTGGTGGGACATGGCGTGGTCTACCCGACTCAATGATCCTAAACGCGGCGTAAAAATTGTCATTCAACAGCGGTTGTCAGAAAACGATATTACTGGTCATATACTCTCCAAAGACATTGGCGACTGGACACACTTGTGCTTGCCAATGCGCTTTGAGTCGGCAAGGAGAACATACAATGTACTTGTACCCGCAGAGTTTAATGACGGCGAGCCAGTTATATGGACTGATGAAAGGATTGAGGAGGGCCAATTGCTCTGGCCTGAACGATTTGGAGATGAAGAAGTTACATTGCTTGAAAAAACACTTGGCCCATACGCCGCAGCAGGCCAGCTACAGCAGAGGCCAGAGCCAACAGGCGGCGGTATTATAAAACGCGAATGGTGGGGCGAATGGACAAAAGAAAAATTTCCGCACAATTTGGAAATTGTTATTGCGTCTGTTGATACGGCATTTGGCGCAAAAGAATTTGAGGGGGACTTTTCTGCTTGCACTATTTGGGGTGTCTTTAGAGATGCAGGAACAGCTTCCGGCGTCATTGGTAATGACATGGGAGGCAATTGGCAGCGCATTTCGGTAGAAGAGCGAGAGGCAGATGTTCCAAAAGCCATTTTGATGCATGCTTGGCAAGGCCGGATGGAGTTACACGAACTAGTGCAAAAGATTGGCGCATCCGCCAAAGAATGGAAAATTGACTATTTGCTGATTGAAAATAAAGCGTCGGGTATATCGGTTAGCCAAGAATTGCGCAGATTGTTTGGGTACGAGAATTACAGTGTACGGTTAATAGATCCTAAAGGTCTAGACAAGGTAGCGCGCACTTATGCTATTCAGCATTTGTTTTCGGAAGGAATGGTTATGGCCCCGACGGACAAAGAGGGTGAATTGTTTAAGGTGTGGGCGGAAATGGTTGTCTCACAATGCGCCACCTTTCCAAAAGGCAAACATGACGATTTACACGACACCGTAACTCAGGCATTAAACTGGTTGCGCGGCACAGGAATGTTGCAGCGCGGCGCAGAACGCACAGCGGAGTTGGCCGCGGGGAATGTCTGGCAAGGTAGTAGAGAAAACCAACCTTTATATCCAGTATAGGAGATAGTGATGGGTAAGTATGCTTGGCAAATAACGCTTAATAAATACGATAATTCTGGCGTAGACCATCTTTATATCAGAGCTGATAGCTGCGATATATATGACGGGGCGGTAAAATTTTACAATTATCCTGCTAAAACCGAAGATAACCCTTATCCCGAATTATATTTGGTGGCCTATTTGCCAACAGAACGTGTGTTTGAAATTGAACTTTTAGATGATGAAACAGGCGAGCCAATTGGTTTTTTACCAGCGGAGCCTACGTAAATGGCCGACAACCCGCATTATATGACGCCAGAGGAAATGTCCAAGCTGATTTGTCCCTTTGGCAGGGGAAACAATATGCCGGGCAAAGAAATAACCGTAGACGGTTCGCCAATTGGTAAACCGTGTGTTTCTACTTTGTGCGCGGCATGGCGATGGGCTTCGTGGGACGACGACGAAACCCAAGATTGGGTTTATAGTGATGATTACGGGTATTGCGGAATGGTTGGTTCATGACCGAAAAAAATAAAAAATTTCCAACAATTGAAACAGTTGTCGCTAAAGATATGGGGGACGGTTACGTTAAATTGTCCCTCGTTATTGACACTAAATTCCATCAATTTCGCCTCAAACGCAGTATAGCTGTCAATCTAATTAAAGCTTTAGCTGAATCACTTGACGAAAATTTGCAAACCATGTAAATAAGCAAGCGTCTTACAAAAGGAGACGCATATGATGACTTGGAATCATAGGGTCATTAAGTACGAAACCCGTAATTTGTTTGGTGATCCAGACTTTGGATACGCCATTCACGAGGTTTTTTACGATAAAGATGGCAATGTACAGGGCATGACAAGCAACGCGGCAAGTCCTTGGGGGGATACCAAGGATGAACTTCGGCTTGAACTTTTGCGCATGATTGAGGCGCTTGAGAAGCCTGACCTTGATTATAACGACAAAGACGACGACGATACATTTGCGAACAAAGCATAATTGGCTTATAGTGTGCTGAATATTTTCACAGGATACAGCACATGGCTTTGGTGCCCGGATTAGTCCCTAACATTCGTCTTGACCAAGATCAGCCGGATTTGCCTCTTGGTGAGGGGCAAGAAACCGTCATTGTAATGGATGCGGATGAAGATGCTGACCAGCCAGAAATGGACATTGATGGCAATGTTCTCCGTATTGACCACGGGGACGGTTCTATTAGCGTTTCCTTGGATGGGCGTCCTATTGAATCTTCTAAAAGAAAAAAAACAGAAGGTTGGCATGAAAACCTGGCCGAAGAAATGGATGAAAATGCGCTGTCTGAGATCGCGCATCGTCTTATTAAAGGTATTGAAGAAGATATTGATAGCCGCAAAGAGTGGATTGAAGACCGCGCACAGGGTTTACGACTACTGGGGCTTAAAATTGAAATTCCGGGCCAGCAAGGCACAGCCGATGGCGCACCTGTTGAAGGAATGTCCCGTATCCGTCACCCGCTCCTGTTGGAATCCGTACTGCGCTTTCAGGCGAATGCAAGGGCAGAACTCTTGCCCACTGACGGGCCTGTTAAAGTAAGAGTTGACAGCAATCAAGACGGTCCAGAAATGGACCAACAAGCGGAATATTTAGAAAGAGACTTCAATCATTATTTGACTGCAGTAGCTAAAGAATATTATCCTGACACGGATAAAATGCTTTTCATGCTTGGGTTTGGCGGGTCGGCCTTTAAGAAGGTCTACTATTGCCCTTTGCGTAATCGTCCTGTCTCCGAAACGGTTGATGCGGATGATTTAATTGTCAACAATGAAGCGACGGATCTCTCAAATGCTCGGCGTATTACCCATAGAATCTCTATGCGTCCTTCGGTTGTCAAACGGATGCAGATTATTGGTGCCTACCGTGATGTCGATTTGGGACAAACCAAGCAGAAGGAACTTGACGCCGTTCAAAAAGAAAAGAACGCCATCCAAGGACTTCAAGCCGACATCAATGTTGCTGAAGATCGGGACCGCGAAATATATGAGTGCTACTGCGAGTTAGATATTCCGGGCTATGAGCATGAAATTGATGGCGAACCATCTGGTTTGGAAGTACCTTATCGCGTAACTATTGACGTATCTTCTAAACAAATTCTTAATATTGTTAGGAATTATGATGAAGAAGATCAGNAATTGCCTGAAGCTAATACCCATTTTGTCAAATACGATTTTGTGCCGGGCCTTAAATTCTACGGCATGGGCTTGCTTCACATTTTGGGTAATACAACCAACGGTTTAACAGCAGTTTGGCGTGAATTGCTTGACGCAGGCATGTATTCTAACTTCCCCGGCTTTTTGTATGCCAAGACATCTGGCCGTCAGAACAGTAATATCTTCCGTGTTCCTCCCGGTGGCGGGGCACAAATTGATACGGCAGGCATGCCCATTCAACAAGCAGTCATGCCATTGCCTTATAAAGAGCCATCTGGCGCATTAGCCGCATTTGCTGAGACAATTAGCCAATATGGACAGCGTTTGGGCGGCACCGCAGAGATGCAAGTAGGTGAAGGCAAGGCAGAAGCGCCTGTTGGAACCATGTTGGCTATGATTGAACAATCCCAAAAGTTGCTCAATAGCGTTCACAAACGTATGCATGCAGCTCAAGCAGACGAATTTCAATTGTTAGCTCAATGCTTTAGGGAGCACCCCGAATCATTTTGGCAAAGAAATAAACGCCCTGCCAATAAATGGAGTGAGAAAACATTCCTAGATGCGTTGGACAATTATGAATTAGTTCCTCAAGCAGATCCTAATACGGCAAGCCATATTCAGCGCGTTATGAAGGTAACTGCATTGGTTCAAATGGCCCAAACAGCACCAACATTGTACAATTTGGAAGCGGTTAACCGTGAAGCACTGCTTACATTGGGTTGGAATAACGCCAATTCTCTCTTACGCGACCAAGTAAACAACCCACAACCGCCAGATCCGCAGGCTCAAGCTGCGCAAATGGCTGGTCAGGCTGCGATGATTACGGCGCAGTCTAAAATGATGGAAGCGCAGATTAAAGTTGCCGAAACTCAAAAGAAAATGGGCGGTGGGCAAGGTCTGTCGCCTGAAGAACAAGTCAAAATGGCAGAAATTCAGCAGAAAAACATTGATGCGCAGCTTGATGCAACCAATCGCAAGCGGGATCGGGAAAGCCGTGAACGAATTGCGGCGGTTAAACTAGCTGAAGAAATGGCTGCAAACCCCGCTGGCTTGGGAATTGTGCGGCAAATACTTGATCCGGGCATGATTCAGCGTCTTGAAGGCAACGAACAGCCTATGACACCCACCCCCGGCGGCGTTATACAGTAGGTAAAACATGCCAATTAGCCCATACAATGATGCTCGTGGTGGCGATGTTAGGCATGGATATTCCGTGGATGGAATGGTTAAGCCCGACAACAATACGATTGAAATGCCTCATTCATTAAAAGAATTAATGGATTGGTCAAAGAATCACCCTGCACCCAAGCCTATGGTAAGGGCATCAGACGACCCAACGTCTATCCTGTACGATGAACGGAAAATTGATATGCCCAACTCATTACAAGAATTGCAAAATTGGAACCGCACTCATCGCGCTCTTGGAGGGGATATTGACGACATTGAGCATGCTCTGCGGTTGTCCAAAACAACTACAAAGAAAAAGAACCGTAAGCATTACGAAGATGGCGGGTCAGATGGAGACCATCAAAATGAAATGCACGAAAATGAAACACACGAAAACAATAGCAGCGATAGCAGTGATGACGTGGCTAAATCCATATTAGATGGTCAAATGAACCGTGGTTTGCCAGAGGGCACAGCAACGGCTGATGTTAGCCGTTTTGGTTTTGGGCAAGGATTTAATACGGGTGACGCGGCGGGCCTTGGCGTGACTGACGTTAAAGCGCCGCAAGACATTAGGGAATACACCCAACAACGGCTTGACCACCCTTACGAGGGCACTGTTATGAGTGCTACGCAAGATCCAAGCACAGCTTTTGGTATGTCTTATCCTGAATTGGTTGGGAAACAATTGTCGCCAGAAGGTGCAAGAGCATTTTTGGGCAATTTAGGCTATGAAAGCACGTATAAAGGCGAAGCATTTAATCCGCAGGCCGTAAGTGGCAGCGGTTATGGATTAGCCCAATGGACGGGGCCACGCGCTAAAGAATTTTTTGCTGCAATGAATCCTGAAGGCCCGGCACCTGTAACAAAAGCAGACAAAATAGCTGCATTATCTAACACAACAGCACAACAACAGCTTGGATATGCATTAAAAGAGGCTTTAGGTGGCGGTTATGGTCCGACAGCCGCAGCATTAACTACGCCGGGCAGTGTAGAGGATAAAATAAACACAATTACTCGCAATTATGAAGGTGCTGGGATCCCTGCTACGGAGAAACGGCTTGCATTAGCTAATTTGATTGGCAAGGATCAAGGACTTGGGCAATTTGCATCTAGTGGGTTTGATTCTAATGCCGCCCAACCAACGGCATATGCCAGCAATGTCCCTACTCCGATAGCAAGACCCGCAGATTTAAACGACCAAATGGCCAAAGCCGACATTGTTAAGGCAATAATTGGCGGCGCAAAGCAAGGTAGAGACCCTCGATACTCATTTACCGGCAGCACTGAGGATCCAGATGTGATTAGACAGCAGCGGCTGGCAATGAATTTGCCTCCGTATGCACATGGCGGATCCGTAGCAGACGATGATATCCATCACGCCTTGCATATTGCCCAATCTATGGGCCGCGGCAATGATTCTATTTTAGCTCACATTAATCCTAAAGAGGCTGCACTTCTTAAAGCGCATGGCGGATCTGGCAAAACCAACCCTCATACGGGACTAATGGAATTTGATGACTCCGAAGGCGGTGGTGATAGTGGCGGTGGAATTGGTGGTTTCTTAGAAAAAATATTTGGCCCAACGCCTACAAATGAAGCACAAAGATTAAGTTATTTGCCGATCAACCCTAGCAATCCCGGCTTAGGGAATAGCACCTCTGATACTGGCGGCGTATCGGATTATTCTGGTAAAAAAGCAAATGATTTAAAAACAGTTTTAGGTTTTAATGAACAAAAAGGCACATTTGATCGCAGTGGCCATGACGCAGACATGCAAGCAGGAATGGCGGCGGATGCAGCGGCGTCAACGGCAGCAGGAGCATCTGCTGATACAACACCAAAATATGACATTAAACCTAATTTAGCGGTATATAAACCACCATCCGATACAGGGACGGCGGCAGGTTCGGCATCGACATATTATGATCCGTTGGGGGCAACGACCTTTACACCCGCTACGTATCCCGGCTCCACAACCTCTCCTGTGGTGGGGAAAGCATATGTTGATCCCACGTTAAACAACATTTACCAAACCAATTTTGGCCGCGCTTATGACCCTATTAATGACCAGTATTGGGGCAACCAACTTTCGCTGGGGAACGAATCGTTTGGTAATAAAACCAAACTAATTCAAGACATTATAGGTGGCGCACAAGGGGCCGATCTAAATTACTATAATACTAATGTATTAAAGCAGCCTGCGCCAACTCCGGTAGCGCGTGGCGGAGTGCCAAGACAGCACCAAGGGCACAATGATGCTGTAGCTAACGCTTTAAGATTGCTTTTTGGGAATTAAATGTCTGTTGTCGAAACGGGTAAAATAAGATAATGTTTAGTCAAAATAGCTGCGTCGTTGCAGTATTGGAGCAAGTCAATGCGTGAATATCGTAAAGCCGCAGGTGAAGCCGCAGAGCGCCGTTTGAAGAATATTCAGAGCGGAGAACCACATACCAAGGTGGATTCTTCGTCATGGTCGCCGCCTGACATGCTTGAAGCCGATAAGCAAAACGGCATGCGTCCAGTTAGCAAGCGCCAGTATAAGTCTGGCGGCAAGGTTTCGGGTGCCCACACTAAAAAGCGCGCTGACCGCAAAGCCCGTAAAGAGGGTGGCCGCGCAATGTCGGTGGATGGGTTTATCAACCGCGATGACAAGATGGCTAACGATGAACGCGCTGGCGTTAAGAAAATCGGCGGCATGAAGCGCGGTGGCAAGGCTAAACACAAAGAAACAAAACGTGAACATAAGGCAATGGGTGGGATTCCTAACGTATCCAATATGCCAACAGTTATGCCACGTCGTTCTGTTCGTCCCGGCGCAGCAATTGTTCCTAACAATGTTTTGACTAAACCTCGTGCAGGTATTTCTCCAATGGCTGCTAAGAAGGGTGGCCGCATTCATAAACAGGTAGCTGGCGGAGTATCGGAAGACGATATCGCAAAGTTGATTCGCGCTGATGAAATTATGAATGACCAGAAGGGCCGTGGTTTACCAACGCCTCCTGCTCCAATGCCAATACCTCGTCCAGCGGATAAATACACTGGACCAAGACCAACTCGAAATCCCAACTTTGGAGAAAAGCGCGGCGGTAAAGTGCGCGCACACCATGCCAAGGGCGGCGCGGCTCACCCTGATGTTGCAGAAGATAAAGCACTTATCCGCAAAATGGTTAAGCCATCTGCCCGTACAGGTAAAGCAGATGGTGGAGAAAAGGGAGCTGGTCGCGGCTTGTATGTTCGCCAAGGCTATCCACATGAAGTCCCCGGCGTTGATGGTGGCCGCATTGCTCGCAAGCATGGTGGTTCAGCTAAGGGCAAGGGGAAGACCAATATTAACATCATGATTCACCCACATGGCGCTGAAGGTGCTGCACCGCAGTTGCCTCCAATGCCTCCAATGCCACCACGCCCAATGCCTCCAATGCCTCCAGCGCCGCCAGCAGGTGGTATGCCTCCTGTTCCGACGCCTCCAATGGGCGCTCCAATGGGGGGTGCACCGTTGCCTCCAATGGGCGCAGCTCGCCCCGGCATGCCTCCAATTGGTCGCAAGCACGGCGGAAACATCCCAGCAGGCATGAACACTATGCACATTATTGACAATGCTGCTGGTGGGGGATTGGGCCGTCTTGAGAAGATTAAAGCTTACGGTTTAGATTAAACTGTTTAGGTTTTAAATCTACCATAGGAATAGATACCATGCGGTGTGTATATATACCGCATGGTACAAACATATAGCAGCCTCTTAGAGTATGAAATTGGACGCCTCATCGACGAGGCGATTTCCGATGAGCTTGCTATTCTTGCCAATGGCAACGTCGAAGACATCAAAGATTACAAATTTAGAGTGGGCATGATTCGCGGCTTGCAGAAGGCCAAAGAATTTATGTCTGAAGCTGACCATAATATCAAAACAGGTGAAAGAGGATAACATGCCGTATACACGGATGCACCATGACGTAGACCCTAAAGAATTTATTCTTAAAGAATTAGGAAATATTTCTGAGATAGAAGTATTTAATACTCATGTTTTAATTGCAACATATGTCCGCCCAAACAAGACAAAAAGCGGCATTCACTTAACAGATAAGTATGTTGAAGAAGATAAATATCAGGGAAAAGTGGGTCTTGTAGTCAAAAAAGGACCGTTAGCATTTGTTGACGAAGAGCAAGATTGGTTCAAAGGCGTTAAAGTGGATGTCAATGACTGGGTTTTCTATCGTCCATCTGATGGTTGGTCGATGAATGTGCATGGCGTTCAGTGCCGTGTGTTGCGCGACATAGACATTCGTGGCCGCATCCCGGCTCCCGATGCTGTTTGGTAAGGAATAGTTTCACATGGAACAAGTAGAAGACGTAATTCTTGAGGATACCCCAGAGGTAACTGTTGAAGAGAACAAAACAGAAACAAAAATTGCCGCTAACGACTCGCAAACTCCAGAAGATGGTATTGCGGAACTAAAAGAACGGTTAGAAACAGAAAAGCGGCTGCGGTTAGAAGCTGAAGCACGCGCCCATCAAGCACAAAATACCGCTACAAAGGCAGCGGCAGAGGTGCAGGACAGCAATCTGCACCTTATCAACAGCGCAATTGATAAAATTAAGCGCGAATCTGAGTATATGAAATCGCATTTTAAGCAAGCAATGGCTGCTGGCGATTATGATGCTGCCGCTCAAGTGCAAGAAAGCATGTCTCTCAATGCCGCCAAGTTATTGCAGTTGCAAAATGGCAAAACTTCGCTGGAAGAAAAACTCAGAAACCCACCACCCGCTGCTCCGCAAACCAACAACCCTGTTGAGCGAATAGCTTCACAGTTATCACCACGTTCAGCAGCATGGATTCGCTCTCATCCACAATGCGTTACTGACCAACGGCTATATCAAAAGATGGTTGGGGCGCATAATATTGCGATGGCGGATGGCTATCAGGTTGATTCTGATGACTATTTTGGCTTCATTGAGCAGCAAATGGGCTTTAGAAAAGCCCCACCACCCGTTGATGATGGCGAGGACGTTGCTTTGTCTGTTGCAGCGGCACCTACGCAGAAAAGAACATCGCTTCCTGCGGCCCCAACTACCCGCACAGCATCTGGAACGCCAAGCAAGTCACAGGTTGTCAGGTTAAGCGCCGAGATGCGTGACATGGCTTCAATGATGGGCATGACACCAGAAGATTACGCTAAAAACATGGTCGCGCTTCGCAAAGAAGGCAAACTTAATTGATAGGAGAGCCAAATGGCTGACAATGAACCAAAGCTAACCAAGCTTACGCCTAAAAAAGCACCATCTGATATTCGCCCCGCAATTCATGCGGAGATCAGAGAAGAAAGTCCATCACAGCGCGCCGCTAAGCGTGTTGCAGAAATTCGCGCCCATCGGCAGGGTTTGGATTTAGAAAACGTGGACCAATATTTTATTGATCCTCGGATTGTTCCAGAAGGATGGTCATATGAATGGAAGAGAAAATCCATTTATAATCAAGAAGATCCGTCGTATCAGGTCAAATTGGCAGACGGCGGTTGGACGCCTGTTCCGGCCAATCGGGATTCTCGTCATAAAGCATTAATGCCAACCGGTAATTACAATACAATTGAGCGCGATGGCATGATTTTGATGGAGCGGCCAAAAGAGTTGACAGACGAAGCAAAAGCTATAGAATTGCGTCGTGCTAGGAATCAAGTGCGCGCAAAAGAGCAGCAACTTAGCACAGCGCCTGACGGTACTCTTTCACGCGACGATGCTCGTGTGAGGCCACAGGTGAAAAAATCTTACGAGGCGATGCCTATTCCACAGGAATAAGGACGCTTCTAACCTGCCCTGTGGGAGGCAGGTTGTCTTGTCGGGGTTGGCAGTGCTTGGCGCATAGCAACCTCATCACTCAGGAAAAATTGCTATGGCTAATACGCAAGCGTATTTTGGCTTTACGCAGTATCAGGGTGGTGCGGGTGGCGCTCCTACGTTCACTCAATCTGCTCGTCGTATTGCGTCAAGCAACAGCACTGCTATCTACACTGGCGACCCAGTAATGCCAGTTGTTAGCACGGCTAATGGTTACATTACTCAGGCAGCACCGGG